ACGCCATCGCACAAGCGTGTGCAAGGCTAGGTATTGAGAGGGAGCCTGATGGAGACACTGAAGGAACCGGAGACGCAGACCCTGAGGTACCGGGGAGCGATGAGGCTGGCGTACAGCGTGGCGCTTCTGCTGCTGATGGAGCACGCGAGGGAGAGTAAGGACAAGTTTGACTTCGGGCCGATGAACCTGGATGCCCTGGAGAACCAGGGCCTGGTCATCAGCGGGGACGTTGCCGGCGCGGCGAAGATGCTGGCAGGGGTAGAGGGCCTCTTCCTGAGCGACGAGTAGGCCCGATAGATTTGTGCATGGACGGTACCTTCATTGTTCCCTCGCCCACTGGCTCGCGGTGGGAAGAGCTGTCGTCTGTCTCGCTTGCGCTAGCTCGGCAGACCCAGGGGAAATTGTTCGAAAAACATATTCTCTCCACGGGTGACCTTATCCACCCCAAGACCGGCGAGAAGATCCATGTTGACGATGCGTTCCTCGGCAAGATGGTCACCAACTTCAATAACAATGTCTGCGACATCGTTCAGGTGCCATTGGCGAACGATGATAACAAGCACGTGGAGAACGCCGACGTCAACAAGGGCGAGGTTACCGAGCTGCGCGCCCGTGGCGGCAAGCTGTATGCCGTGGTGGATGCTCGTGAGGACGCGCACAAGTTCGGCAAGACCTACCTCGGTGCGTCTGCCTTCATGTCCACCAACTACACCGATTCCCGCGACGGCAAGAAGAAGGGTCCGACCCTGCTGCATGTCGCCATTACCAATCGTCCGTATGTCGTGGGCCTAGAGCCCTTCAAAGAGATCATCGCAGCTACTGCCACCTCCGATAGTGATGCGGAGATAGTGGTGCTGACCCAGCAGGAGGAAATCACCGTGCCCATGACCAGGGAAGAGATGCTTGCCGAGCTGAAGGCAACGCATGGCATCGACGTGGAGGCGCTTCAGGCGTCTGCGGCGGCACCGCCTCCGGCATTGCAGGGCATCGACCCTGCCAGCCTGACCGCAGCTCTCACCGCCGCGCTTCAGGCCAACCCCTCGCTTCAGCTGTCTGCCAGCAACTCTGAGCAGATCACCCTGGAGGATGTGGTCGGCTCGGTCGTGGAGCTGAGCCACCAGAACAAGGTGCTGTCCGAGGGCTACAACGGCATGCGCCAGGAGCGCGCAGCTGAAGTGGTGGATGCGCTGATCGGCGAGGGATTCATCTTCCCGAAGCAGCGGGCTTTCGCCATCAGGCTGAAGCTCACCGGCTCTGCGGAGGACTGGACGGAGTTCGTGCCGGCCGACAAGGTTGTGCCGGTGAACGAGAGCGTCGGTTTCACCGCTCCGCGCGATGAGCAGGAGGTGCAGGCACAGGACGCTGAAATCCTGCGGCTGTCCGAGGTTTACACCAAGCACGTCGCCTCGTCCAGCAACGGGCGCCGGCACTAGCAAGTACGGGGGCGCAGAGGCTAGCAGCCCGCCCGAACGTTTGAGGGAGAGTGGCCAGGGATGGCTAGCAGGGTAGCGCAGTACGGAAGGATGGCTCTCTAATGGGCGCGCAGGACAGTTACCAGTTCGATCCAGTGCCGGGCATGGTCAAGCCGACGCACCAGTTCGGCCGCAGCTTCGGCGATGAGTTCCACGCTCCATCCGATGACGAGCTGCTCGCCAGCTACGCCGCGTTCACTCAGCGGGGCGTGACACTGGCCGGCGGTCAGGGCGTCCTGCCTACTGGCTGCGCGCTGGCGAACCACACTGCCTCGAAGCAGTACTTCGTGAACGATCAGCTAGCCACGGACGGGCGGCAGACCGTTCTCGGCCTGCTGCGTGACGCCAGGGATACGGGCGGCAACGGTTCCACCGGCCTGCCAGGGTACACCTTCTCCGGGCACACGCCTGTCTTCCCGGCCTCTCCGACTGGCAAGGTGGCAGCTCCCTGCCTGGGCAACCTGGTGATCCGTGGCATCGTGAACCTCTCCATGGTGTCCGGCGGCGACTCGTATTCGCTGTTCGGCGGCGTGACCGGGTACGGCGGCGGCCAGCCTCCGGTGAATACCGGCGGGGGCATCGGGTCGTACGCAGCCGGTTCTGCCGGTGTCGCGGCGGGCATCATCGCCCAGCTGAACGCGAGGATTGACCCAGTTGCTTTTGAGTTCATTTTTTGATTGACAGTTGTCAACCTAGTACGAAGCTCCCGGCTTGGGCGTCACACCACGCAAGCCGGGAGCTTTCATATGTGATTAACTGGCTCGGTGTCGTTCGATGTAGTCAGCGGCAGCGTGGAGTAGGGCAGGGTCATCATCGAACATGCCGATTCCTTTGTTACATTTACCACAGAGCAAGTCGCGTAGTGCTTCTGTCAGGTGGTCGTGGTCTTGCTCCAGTGCCCAGACACCATCGCGCCGAGAACGGCTGTCTGGTACAGGTGGTTTTTTGCAGATCATGCATATCCCGTTCTGCGCTTCTGCTTTTTCTTGAAACTCTTCGGGTGTCATACCGCCGTAGCGGCGGAAGCGCTGGGTGAGCCGCCAGTACGATACCTGATCCCGACAAGACCTGCCGCAGTATTTCTGGTTACCTTTTCCCTGACTGTTTCCTTTGACAGCAAAGGTTCGGTTCGGTAGAGCACAGTTTGGGTTGGCACAGACTAGTTCGTAGTCCGGCTTGCCTGGACAGTCTGACCGACAAGTTTTCTGGTCTATGGCGTGTGGCTGGTAGACATCTCCGCACCTCTCGCATGGCCGGGGATCTAGGTTAGCTCCGCGCTCCTCTGCCAGTCGGGCGATGACTACTCTGGCTTTGCTTGTGGACGAGCATTTCCGGCCTGTGTCCTTGCCACAGAACCACTGCTTCGCTCTGGATGGGGTGAACTGGTTATTGCAAACCATGCAGGTTCGCGGTTCGGCGTTGAGAAGTTTTCCTCTGGTCATGGTGGGCTCCTGGCCTCTAACCGATAAAGATATCTGAACTAGGCCAGCTAGGTGATCCCTGAAATGGGAGGCGCAGGCCGGGCACTTGTGTGGGTGTCGCTGTCCAAGAAGACTATCACACTTCTAGACAGTGGAGTTGAGATGCCTGACATAAGTCTACTTGAGCCGGTGGTGCTTCGGGGAGTAGTTGAGAAGTGGACAACTCCTGAGTCGCTGACCATGCTGAGCCGGATGGACCAGACTCCGTGGCCTTACCCGTCTGCTGTGTGGGATGTGGTCAAGGGATCGCGCATGATCGCTGTCCCCAACGTCCCGAACTCCGAGGCGCACGTTGTCTCCCGTCTCGGCCGCCAGCAGGAATCGGCTGCCTTCATCTACCTCAGGGAGAAGAAGGTCTTTCAGCCCACCACGCTGCACTGGCTGCGCGAGGCCGGCACCCTGGCGGGCATCAACGCCGAGCGCGCGGTGCTCCGCGAGATCAACGACCTGAACATCCGCTTCGACAACTTCGCCGAGTGGAGTGTCTGGCAAGCTTTGACCGGCTCGCTGTCCTACAACTACCCGGACGTGCAGGGCACCGTGTCCTACGGCTTCCCCGCCTCCCACATCATCACGCTCGCTGTGCCGTGGGCCACCGGTTCGTCCAACCTCGGCACGGTTGGAGCGGAACTGGCCGGCACGGTAGGCAACTACAAGAGCCCTCTGGCCATCATCGAGGACATCCGTTCCTGGAAGCGCATCGTGCAGGTGCACGGCCGCGTTCCGGCTCGCGAGGTGTTCGCCACGCAGGTCACCATGGCGGCGCTCTTCGAGGCGTGGGCGGCAGCCACTTCCGGGGCCACCATCTCGATCATGGGCTCGATGATGAGCGACCGGATGAAGGACCAGTACTACGGCTCCGGCATCATCGACGGCTTCATGGGCCTGACCTGGACGCAGATCGAGCAGGTCTACGAGTCGGTCACCGGCAACCTGACCTTCTACGTGCCTGACGGCGTGCTCTACATGGGCAACTACACCGACCAGCGGCCCATGGAGCTGATGATCGGCCCGTCCGCTGACGACGAGGCCGGCAACGGTTTCACTGGCAAGTTCGCGAAGACCTGGAAGGAAAAGGACCCGTCAGCTCGGCAATATTTGCTTGAGTGGTCGCTCTTGCCGATCATCACCAGGCCGGAACAGATGTTGTATGTAACCAACGTCGTGACTTAGGGTAACCAACACATGCAGGTACTGGATACTGGCAAGCCAATCACCATCGAGCTACTGCGCAAGGGAACAGCCAAGCCCGAGACGGTCATCGTTGCCGCTGATGACAGGATTGTCCTGGACATGGCAGGCGTGGAGTTCGAGCACCGGGCATCCGGCCGCCGCCGGTTCATCCCCTGGCCGTCGATCGCGGAGATGTACCAGTCTTTGTTACCGGCGGTCCCCGATATATCAGGGGTAAGTTAGTTCCTCTGAAAGGGGACTGCCGTGAACCTGAACCGTGGCTTTTTCTCCACCCTGTTCATGCTGCTGGCGTTCGTGTTCTTTGTGTGGTTCGCGCTCATCGAAGGTGCTGTTGTCACCTCGTCCGACACGTGGCAGCTCGGCGGCGGGCTGGCGTCGATGGTCCTGTCGTTCCTGCTCGGGGACTACTGGTACAACCGTGATCCACGTCCCTGACGGCCTGAGTACAGCGCCTACAGTGTAGACTGTGCTTAGCAGAAGGAGGTGGGCTGATGTTTATCGGCGGAGGAGTTATCGTCTTCATTCTCGTTGTCGTGCTCATCGTCTGGCTTGTCAGGCGGTAAGTAGTAGGGTGAAGGCATGCCTGAAGATAATGTGGTAGATCCGCTCCAGTCACAGCCGAAGCTGAATTCCGGCGAGGAGATCCTCCTTGAGCCAGACCCTAACCAGGTTCCGGCCAGGGCTGTGCTGGAGCGGAAGCCAGGCCAGGAGCCGAAGGTGACTCCGGTGAAGGCCACACGGCGCAAGCGCGTGACAGCTAAGGCGCGTCCGTGCTGCCCTAGAGGGCATTCGGTTTCGTCAGGCATGAAGTTCTGCCCGGAGTGCGGGTCGGAGTGCGTCCAGGCAGGGCCGCTCAGGTGCCGGAATATGCACGAGGTTCCGGAGGGCGCGAAGTTCTGCCCGGCTTGCGGAGCGGAGATGGACCTTGTGCTCGTGCATACGCCGGACGGAGGCGTGGCGCAAGCTTCTTCCGTGCTGACTCCGGAAGAGCAGGTGCGCAAGGCACAGGAGCATAAGCTTGCCCTTGAGATGGGACAGCAGAGCCCGGTGATGGCGTACGCACCGGGGCATGCTCCTCCTGGGGCACAGGTCACGCTCATCCATTTCCTCATTGACGGCTGCTCAGCGTTCGGGAACGTCTGGTACCGGGGCCAGGAGATTGAGCTATGGCCCGGCCATCCTCGCTGGCGTGAGGCGCAGCCGTGGATCACCCTGGATGCCGCAGGCCAGTACGCCCGGTGGGGCCGGCAGGTCTTCGGGTACGGTCCCTGGCCTGGCGCTCGGTCGTACACCGCAGGCGCAGGGCGGTTCGAGCGGCTGAAGCAGATCGGCGGGGATGGTGTTGTCTCCGGTCCCTCTGAGGAAGAGCTGGCAGCGGCTGACCGCAAAGAGCAGCAGCGCGGGCGGCGGGTGCCAGCACCGATCGGCTAGGCGTTCCCGATATTTAAGGCATGACGGAAAGTGTGCTCGCCCATGTGGCATTGCAGGGCCATCATTACGTCGTCCATTTCCCCCCGCATCCAGCTCGGGTCAGCGATCCGCATTACACTGATTTCAATGCTTACCACCACAAGACCAGGGCGGCTGCCCGGTGCTACGTAGGTGAGCGTGTTGGCTTCGGTGACTGCCAGGACGAGTTCGGTCAGCCGTGTCCTCCTCCACTAACGGCAGGGGAGCAGCCTGGCCTGGAGCTGCATCATGCTCACATCGAATTCAGCTTGCAGAACGGTATTTCCCTTACCGCACTTGAGATGGATTATCCCGGCATCTCTGACCCGACTCAAGTGGGTGCCTGGGTAGAAACAGCTGTTAACTTCCGGTGGCTCTGCGTGTTTCATCATCGCGGAGCCGGCGGGGCCCATACCGCAAGTCATTCGGACTATGAGGGTTCTCTTTACGTACCAGGACTCATTACGAAGGGAGCTTGACATGTACCCGGTTCCGGCGGTCAGTGACCTGGCAACTTTCAGCGGGCGCGATGAGTCCACGTATACCGGCTACGCCAATGCTGCTCTTCTGCAATCTACGATACGATTCACCTTCCTGACAGAGGTTACCGACCCGGCCTCGTTCACTGGCTACAACGCCCTGTCCGCGTCAGATCAGCAGGTGCTCGCCCTGAATGGCATCTGCGCCCTGGCAGACAGCATCTACCTTCAGTTCCCTTATCAAGGCGTGAACGCCAGCCCCCTGAACTCTGAGACAGTGGGCATCTGGACTTATACGAAGAATCCGATGACCGGGGCCGGTGCCCGTGCCCTTCAGGCCAATGCCATGGAGCTGTCCCTGGCTTCCACAGGCGTTACGCTGTTCGACATGGCTGTTCAGCTGCTGGCCTTGCGCACCATCGCTTCTGGTGTCTTCCACGGCAGCATGGATGTGTTCAATGGAGGCGATCGGCGTGGTGTGCTTGATGAGGTCATGATTTACGAGCACGGGGACGGCCGTCGCTCTGTCATGGGGCCGGCGGACAGGAACCTGATCGACTTCCCGTTCGGCGGCGATGTCAATGGCATGGCCTTTCCGGGGGATCCTGGCGTATGATCCTCGGAACATGTATCTGGTGCGGGCACGCTCTGTGCTTCACGGAACCAGGCAGTCCGCCAGGTGACTGCCTGGTGGGAGACCTTGGGGACTTCTACCACCGTAGTGACACATGGCGGGACTTCACGCTGATCGATACGCCACTGGTGTACGGTAAGGTCTGTCCGCTCGCTCAAGGTCAGCCTGGGCAGGCTGTCGGTCAGTTCGGCATACATGAAGTGCGGGCGTAGTAACAGTAGAATAAGGTGTGGGCACAGAGGATAGCAGGAGGATCAGATGGTGATCGTGTGGGGTCTGTCAGGTGTCGTTGTCGGCATCTCCGTGTACATATTCGTGCGGCACCTGTTTGACAGGCTGTCAGATGAGTAAGTGGCAGGTGCATATCACATGCACCAGGATTATCCGGCAGCACCCTGACTGGACTGATGAGCAGGTGCTGGCAGAGGCCAGGCTCCATGCCTTGGAGATCGATCTTGTCAGAGAGGCCCGGCGCGAGGTGGACGGCGAGATTCAGGCCAGCGAAGTGCAGTCGGAGAGGTCGTTCTGATGAGCAGGGCCCGGGTAGATGAGTCAGCTCGCATTGTTACCGCCCTCATGTTCGGTTACGAGGCAGCAGCTATCTTCTCCGGGCACAGGCTGCCCACCATCTCGGATCTGTGCAGCAGGCACCGCTGGCTTGCCGCCGCTGCCGTTCTCGGGCTCGCTGCTCATCTGATCATGAGTGACCTTTCAGCCCAGGCAGCGATAGTAAGTGCGTGACCTATCCTGCCCGGCCGCCGGTCCCGTCCCAGCCGTTCGCCATTTCGAGCCCGCTGCGGGTTCATTACCTGTCGCTGGTGCAGGTCGTGCGGCTGCGGAAGAAAGTCGTTCAGGGAGCTGTCACGCTCACCTGGTCAGAGCTGCCGTCTGTGATTGATCCATTCGTTAATATTCCCGGCCAGATGATGTGCTGTTTCCAGCTCGGGTTCATTCGCCGTACTGACATGCCCATGCCGATTACGGCCGGCGCTGCACCTCAGCGGCAGGGCATAGTGCTTTTCGATGCAGCTCTTGATCCCGATACGGGAGCCCCTTACGTTCTTGCCGGCGACCGCCTGTTCTGCATCGGCGGCCCGATCATGGGGACGTTCGAGATACGCAGTGTGCCCCAGGCGGCGGTTAGCTTCGGCGGGGTGCATCATATCGAAACTTTGTGCTGGGAAGTGGCAAAATCTATCGCTGCGGGTTCGCAGCAGCCGTTCCCAGGATCGGATCCTCCGGCCACATGAGCTACATCCGGTTTGAAGTAGACCTGAATGGCGCGGGCGCTGAGCTAGAGCGCTTGCAGCATCCGCCTGTCAGGGAGCTGGAGGCTGTGCTGGCAGCTACGTTCGTCAGGACCGAGGCCCGCGTGCACGTGGACACCGGGGAGCTGAAGGCGAGCGGTCATCCGAGTTCCGAGTTCGCGGCTGATGTGTGGAGCGGCACCATCTCGTTCGACCGGTATCCGGGCATCTTCGAGCTGGCACGCGGTCCTCACCCGACGCCTCATCAGGGCGGACCTGGCAGTCACTTCTTCTTCGACGATGTGCAGGCACCAGGATACGGGGACTATGACGTGGAGCATGGCGAGGGGTATATAGCTTACAGACGGGTCATCATGGACTGGCTGGAGGGCTGAATGCCGCGAACGAGTAACAGGCGATGGAAGGGCTGTCCGCTGTGCAAGATGCATAAGCACGCTGGTCATGGTGATGCGGAGCGGATGCCTCGCGCAGCTCGGAAGTTCTTTCCGACTCGTAATGGCAAGCGGATCAGCCGGCATGACGTCGGCCAGTGGGGAGATGGTGTGTGACTACTACTCCGGAGGAACTGTCTCGCGTGCTCAACAAGCTGGCCAAGTGGCGCACGTTCTTCGCGTCATGGCAGCTTGGCAGCAGGTCGGATACGGACGGTGAGTGCAGGGCTGTCAAGCATCATCGTGAGGCGACTATCCTGCTGCGGGCTGAGTTGTCGGCTCTGACTGGCCTGCTCATCGAGAAGGGTCTCTTCACTGGTCAGGAATGGCAGGACGCCGTGGCCGCTGAGGCTAAGCGGCTCGATCATGACTATGAGGAGAGCTTTCCGGGAT